CCTTTTTAAAGGCTATGCTGAAATATCATCACCGGGAATATCTGCGATATTTAAGGCTGCTGCAGGAACCGGAAAAGCCGGTAACACCGGAGGAACGGGAAAAGAGTTTAGAGCAGTGCCGGGGAATTGGACGGAATGTTACACACAGGACATGGCAGGAAAAGGGGTAAAATATATATGGCAAAAGACAAGACGGATATCTGGTTGCCGATCTATGTCGGAGATTACCTTGCCGACACAATGCACCTGACAACCGAGCAACACGGAGCCTATTTTCTGCTCATACTGGCCTACTGGAAAAACAGGGGTAAGTTGGCCGACGGGCGTGTGCAAGGTATTGTAAAGATGGATAAAGATAGTTGGACTATAAACAGAGGTATAGTTGAGGAGTTCTTCGACACAAAAACGTTTCCGGGATTTTGGTATCATAAGCGTATTGAAAAAGAGCTTCAAAATGCCCTAATACGCAAACAAGCTGCTGAAAACAGAGGCAAAAAAGGCATGGAGGCACGCTGGGGCAATAAGGCTGATGATAGTTCAACTAATAGTTCAACTATAGTTGAAGGTATAGTTGAGGATATAGTTGGCGATAGCTCTTCACCTTCACCTTCACCTTCACCTTTATCTTTACAAAAAAGCATAACGCCGCAGAACATAAAAACCGAGGATTCCGACGATAAAAAAACGCCTGTTTTTGAAAAGATAAGGGAACTGCAAATCAAGTTCCCGGACCTCAGATATCAACATCAGATTACTGAATTCGTAAAAGCGAACTGGAATTCAAATGACCAAGCGATAGAACACTGCCTTAATCAACTCCTGATCTGTAAAAAACAAATCACGAATCCGAAGTTTTATATGGAGAAGATTTTAAGCGTTGAGAACGGTAATTTTAATGAGCGTGAATTTCAACAGGAACATGATGAGAGAAAGAAGCCGGTCCCGATCAACGAAATTGCAGGCCTGGGTGAGGTTTTAAAAACAATGGCAAAATAAAAACAGAAAGGAGAATGAAATGCCAGAACCAAAGAGAACAATACCGATGATGGTTCCGAACATAGGCGGGCAAACGGTGCCGTTTGATGTATCAGAAGCCGTACCAAGGCACTGCGAAGCGTGCGGATGTCAGCACTTCATGATCGCTGTGCGCCTGGGCCAGATATCAGCTATGGCATCAAAGAACATAACGGGCAGAGATCAGCTAATAAAATTCGAGGTTTATCTTTGCATTAAATGCGGGCATGAGTACGGACAGGCGGTGCCGGGGATCAGGCATTGAGTGCTGGATATGTCGTAGTGGGTTCCGCGGGCCGGAGATGGAATTCATCTATTTAAATTTTTCTTGACATCCTTGTGGTTATATTATATATGCCTCGCAACATATGGTATTTCATTAACCAAAAGGAAATGGGATGTCAGTCAAAAAGAAAAAACCTACCAAGAAAGTTCCAAAAAAACCAAAGAATACCCCAAGGGCTCAGATTGACTGGGACGCAATAGAGAAAGAATATTGCCTCGGCCAAAAAACCACGAGAACAATTGGACATCAGTTCGGAGTATCTCATGTTTCAGTAATCAGGAAGGCCAAGAAGGAAGGATGGGTTCAGGATAAGACAAAAGAAATTCAGGCGAAAACAAATGCGGGACTTGCAAGTTACCAAGAAGGTGTTACCAAAAAAAGTACCACACTCACAAAAGACGACATCGAAAAAGCCGTTCAAACCAATATTCAGGTCGTAACAAACCACAGGAAAGATATAAGACACAACCAGCAGTTGATCAGCCTTCTGTCGGAGCAGTTAAAAGACGCTGCGGAAAACAGGGAAGAGCTCGCCGAGGGCGTTGCCGATGAATGTAAAAAAGCCGACGGAACCACCGATTACCAGAAAAGAGCCCGCTTATTAAGGGCTTTAGCCCTTCCTGCCCATTCAACAATCTTGTTGTCTTTAACCGCAGCCCAGAAGAACCTCGTAACCTTGGAAAGACAGGCATACAACATCGACAGGTCCGAAGATCCCGAAGATTCATTAACCGCACTTTTAAAAGTAATAACCCAGAAATCAAAACCGTTAATCCAGGAAGCTACTGAATGAACCAATCGCAGATAGAGGTTGTTGAGCATTTCTCAGATCCCCGTTGGCGGATGAATAATCTCTATTGGATCGTGGACGAATCCGGAAAGAAAATCCCCTTTAGGTTGAACGGCACACAGCTAAAGCTCATGGACGATCTTTGGTATTTCAATTTAATTTTGAAATCCAGACAGCATGGCATAACCACGGTCGTCGATATTATGGGTCTTGATCAAGCCCTGTTTAACGACAATTTTTCAGTAGGAATTTGCGCTCACACCCGGGAAGATGTTGAGAAAATCTTCCGCACCAAGGTAAAATTTCCCTACGACAACCTGCCTGAAGGATTAAAGAATGCGCGTGGAGCGAACACAGACACCGCCAAAATGCTGGTATTTGCAAATCAGTCGTCAATTGAAGTTGCAACGTCATTAAGGTCAGGAACTTACCAGTTTGCACATGTGAGCGAATTTGGTAAAATCTGCGCTAAGTATCCGGAAAAGGCGAAAGAAATCGTCACCGGAACCTTTGAGACTATTCATCCCGGAAGCTATTTGTTTGTCGAAAGTACGGCAGAGGGCCGCGACGGGTATTTCTATCGCTATGTTACCGAGGCAATAAAGCGTCAGCAGATGGGCGATGCGCTCAATAAGCTGCAATTTAAACTACACTTTTTCGCATGGTTCGAAGATCCAAAAAACAAACTCGATGCCGCAACCAGAATCCCCCAAGAATACGAAAAATATTTTACAGCGCTTGAAAAAGAACACGGCATTATCCTGAACCAGGAACAAAAAATCTGGTATGCAACAAAAGCTCAAACGCTTGAAGATGATATCAAAAGAGAACATCCATCAACCGTTGACGAAGCGTTTGAGGCCGCAATCTCTGGAGCTATTCTGTCAAAACAAATGGCCTTTTTACGGAAAAACGGCAGGATTACAGAAGTCCCCCATGATCCGGCGCTCCCAGTTAACACAGGATGGGACTTTGGTCTCAGGGATAGGATGTGTATATGGTTCCATCAATATGTTGGATTGCAACACCGGATTATTGATTACATGGTCGGAACCGACGACGATGTATTATATTATTGGCGTGAAATGCAACGAAAACCATATATTTGGGGACATCATTATCTGCCTCACGATGCAGGGGCACGCAGAATCGGTACGGCAAAAAGCGCGGATCAAAAACCTAAAACACTGGAACAAATTTTAAATGCTGCCGGAATGCGAAACACGCACATTGTTCCGGTTGTTCCTAATAAGTGGACCGCAATCCAAGAAGTCAAACTGTTCATGCCGGGCTGTTGGATCAGCATAAACAACTGCGAAGATGGCATATTGGGGCTCGATAATTTTAAAAAGGAGTGGGATGAAACAGCCGGAGACTGGAAGAATCAACCGGTTCATGATTGGGCTATGCATCCCTATGACGCTATAGAATCACTCGTAAGAGGGATCAGCGCGTTTGGCTGTGCCGTAACTGCGCCCAAGACAGAATATCAACCCGAAGCAACATATCAACCTTCAGACGCTGAGATTGGAATGTAATGGAAACCGAAACCACAGATCAAAATACTGACGAACAAAACGCCAAGAAACGGGACAGGCTTCGTGCTCTTGCTGAGTCCCTGCTGAAAAAGCGTGACGATGCCGTGATATTTCGCGCGTCATCCGGGATCGAGAGGCAATGGCGAGAAGATGAGAAAACCTTCAACAGCTTAACGGAAGACCAGAAAACAGCCATGATGGATTATGCTACTGGACAAGCTCCGGTCAAAGCCGGTTCAGGGCCAGCTCGTTCAAAAGTGGTAGTGAATGTTCTGAGGGCGAGGTGTGAAACGGCTGAGGGAAGATTTTCGGATATTCTTTTGCCTGTTGATGATAAAAACTGGGGGATGAAGCCGACACCGGTCCCGATGCTCGTTAAAGGCATGAAGGATGACAGACCGGTTATAAACACCGAAACCGGTGAAACCATACCCGGAGAGAACGGACAGCCTATTAAGGCCTCGGATGTAGCCAGGGCTAAAATGGAGTCAGCAAAAGACGCCATGGGCGGCATGGAAAATGTGATTGACGACCAGTTGAATGAGTGTAGTTTCAACGGTGAATGCCGGAAGATGGTTCATGATGCGGTTCCTATGGGATGCGGAGTCATAAAAGGGCCGAATGTCATTAAGCAAATCCGGAAGTCCTGGGTAAAACAAGAAGATCAGACCGGTACCACCTATGTCATGGAACGGTCAGAGGACCCGCGGCCAATGTCAAAGCGGGTTGATTACTGGAATGTTTATCCGGACCCGAATTGCGGAGAGGAAATAAAAAGAGCCTCGTATATCTGGGACTATGACGAAATCTTGCCGCGTGAACTTCGGTCGCTGGATGGATTGCCTGGTTATTTCTCGGATGAGATTACCGCAATTCTTGCCGAAGATCCTAAAAGAACACAGGCAGTTTACAATAAAAACGAGAAAAGGAACGAGGTAAAGGCTGGATATGCCACAAAGGGTTCATCGTATGAAAAATGGGAGTATCACGGCGATGTGGATAGAGACGACCTCGAAGCCCTGGGGTGTAGCTGTGAGGATTTACAGGGGCGATCTCTGTCGGCGTGCGTTGTTTTTGTCAATGATCGACCAATTAAGGTTCAGCTTAATGTTCTGGATTCCGGCGACCTGCCGTATGATTTTTTCCAGTGGTGTCAGATAAAAGGCAGTCCGTGGGGTATTGGTATAATCAGGATAGGGACATGGGCACAAAGAGTTATACAGGCAGCGTGGCGGGCAATGATGGATAATGGCCGCGACAGTTCGGGCGCGAACATCATAATAGGAAAGGGTATTGAACCTGTTGACGGGCGGCTCGAGATTACCGGCAAGAAACTATGGCGGGCTACCGGGGACATCGATGATGTGAGGAAGGCATTTGTTCAGTTCCAGATAGAGAACAGGCAGGTCGAATTACAGGCAATTATTGATATGGCACTGAGGTTTCTGGATATGGAAACCTCGTTACCGATGATGTTCCAGGGTGAGAAAGGCGAGATGCCCGAAACCCTCGGCGCAACAAATATCATGGTCGATTCAAATAATGTGGCCTTAAGGTCAAGGGTTAAGCGATGGGATGATCAGATAACGAGGCCGCATATTTCACGTTATTATTACTGGAACATGCAGTATAATGAAAACTCGGACATTAAAGGCGATTACAGCGTGGACGCCAGAGGAACATCGGTTCTACTCGTCAGGGATCAGCAGGCAGTTGCGATAACCAACCTGATGGCTTTACGGGGAGATCCAAGAGTCGACAAAGAAGTTGACTGGGGCAAAGCGGTAAGAGAATTGTTCACATCCCTGAAATTAAACGTCCTGAAATCAGAAGAGGATAAAAAGAAAGAAGAGGCTGACCGGGCGAACCAACCACAGCAGCCGGGAGATCCGAGAATTCAGTCGGCACAAATCAGGGTGCAGGGTGAAATGCAGAAGGCTGAACTTGTACAGGCCAGCGATATCGCCGAGATAAACGCAAAGATTGCCGATGCTCAGGCTGACAGACAGCATGAAATGGCCTTAAAGCAAATGGATTTACAAATAAAACAAATGGAATTTGCGCAACAGTCCGGCTTGTCATTACAGCAGATTAAGGCTGATCTGGCGAAAGAAGCCAGTAAGCAAAATCTTATGAGGGAGCTGACTGATAAGAAAATGGCAACCCCTCAACTTACGAATCCACCTATCGAACCGGCGCAGAAAGCAGCTCCGGGGAGGGCGTTTCAAGAATAGTTATTTAACCAGGAGGATAAATCATGGGCGAAGTAAAAGTTAAGTTTTCAGGCGCGGTTTTTGTGTGTTTCTTTGAAGTGCATAAAAGAATATTCGGCATAAGCAAGGGGCTACCGGAAGGCTCTGAACTTGTCGATATCGCATACGACAAAAACACAAACAAGGGCGAGGCAACCTTCAGCCACGAGAGCTTTGCCGAAGTTCCGGACGGCGGCGATCCGCCTTATGTCAATGTTGAATATGTGGCTTACGAGATAATTCCGGAGGGAACCAAACAATGAGAGAAAACTTCCATCTTTCTGGAACGGAAATTCAGGAAATATTAGAAGAGGTCTTTGGGCCGGGAGCGGTATCGACAGAAACCAGAGAAGAGATTGTACATGCGTGCGAAATTATGAAGAACGTAGCCACGAGATATGCCGCAGTCTGCGCTTCTTTACAGGCAAGGTGCAATGCAGCTGAAGAAGGTCAGGTAAAGTTATTTTTAGAAAACAGAATGTTGATGAAAGCTGTTGATAGTTTATCTCTAAAGGAAACCAAGGAATGAAAAAAATCAGAGTTATTTTCCCTTTATTGAAGCGGAAGGATGGAGCGCCAAGGAAACGACAGCCCGTGGTAAGTTGCGGTTTAAACGGGAGAACGCTGATTATCCCTCGCGGAGAAATCGCCATTGTTCCCGAATGGGTGCGGGATGTTTGCGATCATTCCGCTGGCCTTCTTGAGTGCTTTGTAAGCAGTCAGGCGGTGAAACAATGAACTGGCCTTGGAATAGAAACAAAGAGCTCGATGCTTTGCCGGTGAATAAACCGCCGGACGGGTCTATTGGGATTAAGGATTCGGAAAGCATGGGCGTTCCTTTTCATGCAGAACTTGACGGGGGCAATGTTGCGGGTGCAGGCCGTCTCGATATATATTCCGAGACTTGGATTTACATCAGGGATTATTGCCTGACCAGGCTGGATGATATGAGGAAATCCAATGACAACCCGAACCTTGATGATTTATCAACAGCCATATTAAGGGGGCGGATACAATTTGCAAAGGAAATTTTTGAACTTCCGAACCCTAAACCGACAGCACCGGAGCCAGAACTTGACGAAGAAGACTGACATGAGCGAGCAGGAAGCCAGGGCAATTATGGGCGATATAAAAAAACTCTTGCTTTCTAAGGGAATATGGTTTACGGTGAGTGAGGTCTTTGAAGAAGGTTTGAAGTTTGTTAAGATTGAAGCAAGTATGAAGGTAAAACAATGAACGTAGAGGAAAAAGAAAGCTATATGCAATATCTTCAAGACATCGGAACGCCCGGTAGGCTCTTTGATGGTTTTGACCCTCATTCTTTCAGGACATTCTGTTTGGGATTACAGGAGAAAATTTGCTACAAGGGCTGGTATTTTAAATGGTGGGTGTACGCCAGAATTAAAAACATAGACCGGAATTGGCTCAACCTTAAAAAATGGAGAACGTGAACAATGAAATAAAATAACCAAAATATAGAATAAAAAGCAACGACCACTAATAAGGGCGGCTTTCGTTGGAATAAAATCCAATGAGACCGCCCTTTTTTATTTTAAACACAGAGCCGGAGCAATCCGCCTCAATAAAATTTCCCGCCTGAATAAGCCGGGTAAGGAGAAAGACAGATGGAAGCAAAAAACTTGACGGATGAAGAAGCGAAAGCAGTAAGGGACGAAATCAACGCAGAACTTTATGAAGGCAAGGAGCCGGTAAAAGAGACCGACGACCAGAAGCCAAAGACCGAGGTTATCGTCGAAGAAGATCCTTGGGCTGGGGTAAATCCCACCCTGAAAAAGGAATTTGAAGACTTGAGAACCAAGGCAGGCGGAGTTGACGCTATGGCGGAACGGCTGAAACAAGCCGAGAGTCGAATCGGGTCCATCACAAACCAGCTCCACAGCGAAAAGAAGGCCGCAGAGACCGTTACTCTTCAGAATCAGCCCGCGCCGACCAAAGAACAAATAGCCGCCGCCGCACAGTCTGACGAAGAATGGAACGCACTAAAAGAAGAATTCCCAACATGGGGATCAGCGGTCGAAAAGAAATTCGCATCCGAAAGAGCAGCGACTCTTGAAGAAATCAAAGCACTTAAAAGCGAGATAAGCGCCCTGAAGTCCGGAGTCCCATCTGAAGAGGTCGGTAAAAAAATCGAAGAGGTCAAGATAGATCTCGCAAAACAAATGGTGTCATTATCACATAAGAACTGGGAGCAAACAGTAAAGACTCCTGAATTCGGAGCATGGCTGAACTCTCAACCTGCTGAAATAAAGCAGAAGTGCGAGAGCTGGAACATTGCAGACGCCATTTCAGTATTGGATTTATTCGACGGAAGCAAGAAAAAGAAAACTGCTGCTGAGATTGCAGCGGATCGGAAAGAGCGACTTAATAATTCACAAAATCCTTCATCCGGGCGTGTTCGTCAAACAGCGAAACTTCCCGACGACATGACCGACGATGAATACAGGAAAGAAGTGGCCCGCGAATTGTGGGCCTCATAAGGAGACCATACCATGGCAGTTCAAAATTACAGTACTCAAGCCAGCCGAAACCTTATCAGGGCAGAGGCCAAAATGTTAAAACATGCCGAGCCGATTCAGGTGCTTGGGATGTTCGGCGCGCAGAAAGAACAGCCGCTGAGAAAAACAGATACGGTTGTTTTTCGCAGACTTAAACCCTTTAACGCAACCGCCGCAGAAGTTCCCAATATCACAGCGGCCAACTTCGTAACGGCTGAGGGCGTAACCCCGACAGCGAACACGATCAGCTACACCGACGTATCCGTTACCCTTCAACAGTACGCCGTACTGTTCAAGTTTTCCAGCAAGGCACAGCTCATGTATGAGGATGATATCCCCGATGACATGGCAACGTTGACCGGCGAAACCATGGCCGAAGTAGCTGAGCTGGTGGCATACGGACAGGTAAAGGCAGGAACCTCGCTTGTTTACGCGAACGGCACGACACTGATTGGTGTGGCGTCAGCGGTAAGCCTCGCAAGGTTGCGGCTCTGTGCCCGTACTCTCGAAACCAACAGGGCAAAAAGAGTCACATCGTCAATCAAGCCCGGCCCGGATTTCGGAACGTCCTCGGTTGAGGCAACTTATCTGGTTTTCCATCACACGGATTGCAATTCCGACATCAGGGATCTTCCCGGATTCACCAAGGTCGAGGATTACGGATCAGCAATTAAAAAGGTTCATCCAAGAGAAATCGGAGCATGCGAGGAATTCCGGTTTATACCTTCGCCCTTATTTGCACCTACTCTTGCGGTCGGGGCCGCGGTTGGGGTAACCGGGATGAAAGCAGCGAATGCCGCCAACATCGACGTTTACCCGATGATTATCACCGCGCAGGACGCCTGGGGACATGTATCATTGAAGGGTAACGGTTATTCGTCAATCTCTCCGACGATCATCCCCTGCAATGTAAAGAATCATGCGAACCCGTCAGGTATGTTCGGTTTCGTCGGCGCTGACTTCTGGTATAACGCCGTCAGGCTGAATGAAAACTGGATGGTAAATTATAAGGTGGCAGTTACAGATTTGTAAAAACCATTGGCAACATTGGAATAATTTAGATGATACAGACTTTTCCCTTGACCGAAACAAACGATTTTGGTATAAATTGGATAATACCAACCAATATACTAAAGGAGCTTGCTATGCCAATTGAAAAAGTTTGTGTTGTCTGTGGTCAGAAATTCAAAGTTCCTCCGGTTCGAGAATTAACAGCGAAAACCTGCTCGAATAAATGCGCCATATCTGTACGGGCAAAATCGCGTGAGCGCAAAGTGCCCAAAATATGCCAGCTCTGTGGCAAGCGTTTTGAGGTGCCACAATCCCATACAGATAGGCATAATTATTGCTCATTAAAATGCAGGTATGAATCGCCTGAATATCGAAAATCGGTAAGCGAAAGAATGAAGGGCGAAAACGGGCCAAACTGGAAGGGCGGTGAACCGGTTCATGCTGAAGGTTATATTTTAAAACATGTTCCGGAGCATCCGTTTGCAAGGAATGGCTATGTTTTTAAGCATCGCCTGATCATGGAAGCCTGGCTCCGCGAAGAAAATCCGGAAAGTGAATATTTGGTGTGGCTTGGCGAACAACTATATTTATCGCCAGAAGCAAGTATCCATCATCTGGATGAGATTAAGAAAAACAATCGTCGGAGAAACTTAATGGTTTGCTGGAGAAGCGTCCATATGGCACTCCATAATGGGAAAGAACCTAAGCCGGGAGCGTATTGGCCACCCAATGTGAAAATTAAACTTGGTGATAAGGCTAAACATTTACATAAGCCTAAAACCTTAACAAACTTACCCGATTTTATGAAAGGAGTAAAATCACATGAGTAAGATGCAGAATTATATCAATTATATCGCTGACCCCAGGGCGCGAAGGTCTATAAGGTCGTTGTTTTCACATTTTATGAACGATGATGCCACAATGACCTTTAAAGATTTCGTCTTTGGGAACGGCACGACAATACTGTCATTGGCAGGCACATTCACAACCGGTGTTTCAATATCAGGAGCTGGTGCGACTGGTGTCAAAATCACAGGAGTATGCTCAACCGCCGCTATTCAGGTCGGTGTTTCCGGAACCCCCGCTGGTGATTTCCTCTGGTATGGAACGACAGCTCTTTACAAGGTGCTGTTCGATGCCGACGGGGACACCAACGGGGCTGTTTATATTGGAGCCGATACCAAGGGGTTGCTGTTTAACCTTTATGGCGACGTAACAGGCTGCGGGGTATTCTGGAACCCGTCAACCGATACAAACGGTACTTTAAGCATCGGAGCTACCGGCGGAAGCAAGGGCGTTGATCTCGTAATGTATGGAGCCACAAACGGTTGTTATGCAAAATGGGACCAGAGCGCCGACTCCCTGGAAGTTGTGAAAACATCAGCCATTGCGACAGCAACGAACCTGTATTCTGTCAATATCGGCCAAACACTCACAGGCGCATCTGCGGTCAATACTGCGGAAGTTCTGAGAGCCGTCCTTACTTCAAATGTCCAGGTCGGAAACTGGGCGAACGCTATTCTTGGCAAAATAGACTTTTCATCGGCAGGATACATTACAGGTCTTGCCGGGGCTATTTGCGCTGAAGTTGATATGGCAAACGCTACAATCGGGGCCGGTTCTTATTGTTGTTTTGAGGGCGAACTTAATATCCCGACCAGCGGTGCAGGATACGCCGCGAGTGTTCCGGTTGCTTTCCTTACCGGTAATGCCTGGGGCGCTGGAGTCGCAGCGTGGCGGACCGGTGGGTATATTTTCAACTTTACCGGGCTCGGAACTGCTGCATCCGGTAAAATCTTCCAGGCCAACACAGCGGCAGCAGCCAGCCATGCTTTGCGTATCCTGATTGATGGAGTTCCTTACTTTATCATGCTGACGGATACCAACGCATAAGGGGGTTTTATGGCTAATACGAAACTCGAAATGATTAAGGAATTGGCCGAAAAGAAGCCCGAACCTGTGAAGGAAAAACCCAAAAGGGCTCCGAAGAAAAAATAACCAATTTGCGGGATAGGGCTTCTCCCGAAAAGCTGAGACTCCTGGCCCAGCCTTCCCGCAAAAACTCAATAGCCAGGAAACTAACAACCAGGAGGAGGTATTATGGAACTAAGTGTAATGGATCGGATAGTGTTACAAAATCTTTTGCCGAAAGAAGGAAATTTTGCGAACCTGAAACTCTTAAGAAAAGCGAGAGAGTCCCTTTCTTTCACGGAAGACGAAAACAAAGCACTTGCCTTCAGGCAGGAAGGCGACAAGCTCTTCTGGGAGGATGGGTTTGTCGGAACAAAAGAGATTGTAATCGGCGAAGTCGTAACTCAATTGATAGTCAAAGAACTTAAACGACTCGACGAAAGCGGTAAGCTGCAGAACGAACACTTATCCGTATTTGAAAAATTCATGTCTCAATAACCCCTTAATAAAAGGGCAAAAAGAAGGAGATCAATCATGTTAAATTTAAGCGAACAAGTACGAGGCGGAACAGTCTGCCTGACCAAAGCTGGCCTTGCGGTCGGTGGAACCACCACCAAAATGAGGACAAACGACCCTTCCGGCGCAGGGTATTTTAACTTTGCTATAAAGGGCATTATGTATAGCTGCGCCGATGCCGATGATAACGTTTTATTTACGGCAGCGACACAGGCAGCTCTCACGACCTGTCTATATCTGGCCACAATCAACGCCTCGAACACAATCCTTGTCATAAAAGGAACTGAAGTCGTGACTGCGGATCTGACGGCAGGCAAAGTTTCTTTGACATGGCCTACCCCTACCGATGGATATTGTCCGTTCGGTGCGGTTAAAGTCGTGGCAACGGAAGTTTTCACGCCAGGCACAACAGCTCTCGGAACCGGAAACGCAGCGACATATTATGATCTATTTGCGGTGCCGGATACTCCGATCACATCGTAAGCAGATAATAATTTAAAAACCAGAGCACTATTTAAGGCCGGTTTTTTGGGGGACAACCCTCGAAGAACCGGCTTTTTTTATTCACTGACAACAAGGAGGTTTTAATATGTCCAGGAAAAAAACAGACGCAACCACCGAATCCCTCGGAAAGAGCAAGTCTCTTGATTTGGGGGAAATAGGGCATCCGGAACCGATTGAAAAGGTAGCCGATACAGATTTCGTAAAAGCCGTCGAACTCGAAGCTTTCATGAACGAAGTCCTGACGGTAATTGTTCATCAGGACGCAAGCGACAACGCTGTTGAGAATCCATGCCCTTCTGTTAATGGGATAAATCAGCCGTTTATCCGCGGGATTGAACAGAAGGTAAAAAGAAAATATGTTGAAGCTCTTGCGCGAGGACGAGTCACGAAATACGCTCAGCGTGTTACGGACGCATCACGACCTGAAAACATTCAGATGGTAGAAACCACAGCCCTTGTGTATCCGTTCTCAGTTCTCCATGATCCGAATCCAGTAGGGAAAGCATGGTTGAAAGGAATCCTGAGTCAACCGTCTTGATAGGGGGTTATAAACATGACTTTTCTGCAATTAGTTCAAAGGGCTCATGTTGAATCAGGCAGGCAGGGGGCAGCTCCAACAACGGTAATCGGCCAAACAGGTATGAATCAGCGTTTTGTCAACTGGGTGCTTACGGCGTATGAGTTTATTCAGGGAATGCACGAAACTTGGCTCTTTCGACAAAAAGAATTCAGCTTTCCTACGGTAAACGCAAAACAGAACTATGCGCCGGTTGCCGATCTCGCCTATACCGATCTGGGTGCATGGAAATTTAATCCCGATAACAACAATCTGTCCGGGATAAAACTATATTCTTCCGTAGCAGATGAGCAGCATCTTGAATGTTTCGCATGGGATGATTACCGGGACACCTACAAGCTCGGATCAAACAGAACCCAATCAGGCCGACCTACAATATTCACAATCAAACCAGATATGTCCATGGATTTATGGCCTATCCCTGACGCCATTTACACCGTAAGCGGCGAGTACGTCAGAGACCTTCAGACCATGGCCGCCGATGGCGATGTCCCTATTTTGCCCGATCATCATATGTTAATTGTCTGGAAAGCTCTTGAGTATTATGGGGCCTACGAAGGAGCCGGGGATGTATATGCGCATGGCCAGAACGAATTTGATATACTTATTCCAAAACTGGAACTGAATCAACTTCAAAAGATTTGTTGGGGGAGTCCGTTGGCATGAGGAAGTTGCCAAATACAAATTTTAGAATGGCGTATGCGCCGATGATAGGTGGGGAAGACTTGGTATCGTCGGCATTAGCTGTTCCTCCAGGCACCGCACAATTAACATATAATTATGAACAGGATGTAGGGGGTCGGTTTCGCAGAATCGACGGATATGAGGCTTTTGACGGCAGACCCAAACCATCAGAAGCCAGTTATTGGTTACTTAATTTCGATGCGGGGACAGCGGCAATTGCCGTGGGTAATACTATAACTGGATTTTCAAGCACCAAAACTGGAGAGGTCCTTTCAATAACCCTGACTTCCGGGTCATGGGCGGGCGGTAATGCAGCCGGTCAAATGGTACTATTTAATGTAACCGGTGTCGGAACATTTACAAACAACGAGGAATTAAAAGTAGGCGGAGTTACTAAAGCACTGGCGAATGGCGTTGAAACCGAGCAAGGATACTCTGACGAAACTACTGGCGAAATCGCCCTTTTAGCTGCAATGGCCGCAACAAGAGCTGACATTTTGGCAGTTCCCGGATCGGGGAATATCCTCGGAGTTTGGCAATATAAAGGGGTTAAATACGCTTTCAGGAACAACGCGGGCGGCACAGCAGTCGCTATGTATAAATCGTCAACAACAGGATGGACGCTCTGTGATCTTGGCGAAAGACTCGGATTCAATACCGGAACAGTTGCTTTTGTTGAGGGAGAAACTATTACAAAAGGAGCAGCCTCGGCTGTTATCCGTAGGGTTGTCCTGACTTCAGGAACATGGGCAGGAGGAAATGCGGCAGGATATTTTTCAATAAGTGGGCGTGCCGGAGGCGATTTTGGAGCAGGAGCCGCAACAGGAAGTATCCTCGGAGCGGCATCAGTGACGGGAATACAAACAGCATATTCTTTTGCTGTACCCGGAGGAAGATTCAGTTTTGTTAATTCAAATTTCGGCGGGCATTCAAGCACCCAAAGAATGTATGGATGTGACGGTAAGAATAAGGCGTTTGAATGGGATGGCACATATTTCACAACCATAACAACCGGGATGACCACCGATACTCCTATTAAAATTATTGAACACAAAAAGCATTTATTCTTGATGTTCTCGGGCGGCTCTTTACAGCATTCATCAATTGGTGTTCCGTTTACATGGTCGGCGATAACTGGCGCCACAGAACTTGGCCTGGGCGATGAAGGCATAGATTTTTTATCTATGCCGGACGCACTCGTTGTATTTACCAGAAACACAACAAAGGTTTTATACGGTAAAAGCAGCGCAGATTGGGAGTTAAAACCATATGCCGATGATTCCGGATGTATTGAATGGACATTGCAGGGACTCGGTTCAGGAATATACCTGGATGATCGGGGACTGACATCACTTTCAACGACACAGGTATATGGTGATTTTAAAACAAATACTATATCAAAGCTTATCGAACCCTATCTTAGGACACGGTTATCTTTAGCGCAAAGCTCCATCAGGGTGAAAGAAAAAAATCAATACCGATTATTTTTCACCAACCTGGAGGTTTTAGCTTTAACCGCGGAAGGCAATAAAATACTGGGATTTACAAGACAACGATATAATCATTTACCTGTATGCACCTGCTCCTCCGAAAATCTTGCCGGAGAAGAAGAACTTTTTTTCGGTTCGACCGATGGGTTTGTTTATCAGTTAGATTCCGGATACACATTTAATGGCTCCGCAATAGACTCATTGGTAAAACTTAATTATAACCATCTAAAATCTCCGAGTGTAAAAAAGAGAATTCGGCGTATTATTGTTGACTCCGACGTGAAAAAAAACACATACTTACAGGTCTCGGCAGAGTTTGACCATGGTGAGTCTGCTATCCCGCTGACCATATTACCCAATTTAAGTGCCGCTGGCGGGATATGGGACGAAGGTATTTGGGATGATTTTGATTGGGATGGTACGGCATCAGGAATCTCCCAGATTGACGTAGACGGTACGGCTTCGAGCTTTTCATTAACAATATTTAATTCCGGAGTGTTTGAGCTTCAGGAAGCCGAAGCCGTACCGCGAACCGGAATTACAAACGTAGAACCGCATACTCTCCAGGGCTACACGGTTCATTATGATATCAGAGGAGTACAGCGATGAGTAGTTATTTTGATCCGACAGGCTATGCTGTTGTATCGGGAACAAGGGCAAGAGCAAGCGCTTTTAATAATGCCGTTAATGCTATTTCGGCCGGATTTGATAATGTAGAAACGGCCATGAATTTAAAGGCACCATTAATCTCTCCTGCACTTGTAACCCCAAATCTTGGTACTCCATCCGCAGGAGTGCTAACCAATTGCACCGGCCTGCCGATTGCGGGATGTGGCACGGGAGAAACAACCGCACAGGCAGCTATTGATGCTTTAACCGCAGTTGCCGGGGCAACTAACGAGCATGCATTGATGAAGGACACTGCAACCGGAAACGCAATATTTAAGGCGCTTCCGGTGCAAATATTTGCTACTGCTGCCGAAATTCTTGCAGGTACGGAAGCGGCTAAAGCGATTGCGCCGGATCAACTGCGACTTGCGCAGGTGGGCGATGTAAAAGCTGTTGCTTACGAGACTGTTCCGGCAGGATGGTTGGAATGCAACGGAGCATCCCTCCTTCGCGCTGATTATGCAGCTCTGTTCGCTGCTATCAGCACCAACTTCGGAACAGCTGACGCAACCCATTTCAACATCCCTGATCTCCGGGGTAAGTTCCCCCGTGGTTGGGATCACGCAGCGGCGAACGATCCAGACAGAGCAGCAAGAACTGCACAGGCAACAGGAGGACAGACCGGGGATCATGTAGGCACGGTTCAGGCAGATGGGTTTGAGGCACATACCCATACCATTACCAGGAGCAATACGGGTTCAGCTACAGGATACACAGCGGGGGGGAACCCTCTTGATGGAGGGGATTCCGGTTCAGCCGGCGGTAGCGAAACCCGACCTATCAACGTGGGTGTGATGTACATCATCAAATATTAAGGAGATATTATGAAAATCTACAACTATCATCCTGTCACGAGGGAATATATCGGCGAGGAAGATGCAAGGTCGAACCCGGTAACGATAGGAGCATGTCTGGTTCCGGCTTATGCGACATCCGAAAAGCCCCCAATCCCAGAAGCGGGTAAGGTACGGGTATTTGATGGTGCGTGGTCGCAGGTAGACGATAATCGTGGCAAGATAATATGGAATAAAGACGGATCGGGAATCTCGTATGCTGTGACTGCATTAGGGCCAATCCCTACCGGATGGACGGACGCACAAATGCCCGACGCCGAAAGTAAGCATGACGGGCAGAAGTGGGTGCCGGATGAAGATGCTATAAAGGCAAAGCTTGCAGCCAAGGATGAGGCTGAAAAGGAAACTCTCATTCAGGCGAAACTCCGGGAGATAGCAATTGAGGCATTGAAGATAGAAGGTAAACTCACAACAGATGGGATGCTGGTTAACGTTTCAGTAAAAGAAAAAAAATAATCTTAAATAATTTCAAGAGGATAGTATGGCTGGCTTAATTCAAACAACACAAACAAGTGGTGCGAATACAATTAATCCGATAACCGGGCTCGCGGATGGCGAACTGAAACTTGATCCTACCGGTGCCTACTATACCCCCAAAGGCGGAATGACCGTAGAAGATAGAGTGACCGGCTTGCTGGCCAAGGATAATCCATACACGCAGGTAGCCAGAACAGGTGCCGCACAGACGGCAAATTCAAGGGGGTTGTTGAATTCGTCTATTGCGGCAGGTGCGGGGGAAGAAGCGGCAATTAAATCGGTATTGCCCATTGCACAGCAAGATGCCGCTTATTATCAGAACCTGGGTCAACAGAAAAATCAGGGAGCCGTAACATCTATTCTTAATAAAGAGCAGGGTGATACGCAGTCGAAACTACAGAAAGAACAAGGGGACATCCAGAAAGGTCTTTACGAAACTCAAGGCAATGTTTCATCAAAGCTTTCTGCCCAGACCGCTGCCCAAGATCAAGCCTTAAAGCAAATGGATATAGAATGGAATAAAATCCAACTCGCAGCGCAAACAACGGTTGAAGCGGCGAGACTGTCCGGAGCCAATAAGGAGATGTTTAATAATAGTGTTAATAAAATTTCAGACGACTTCATGAACGATTATTTGGAAATTGCGATAAATCCTAACTTTAAGACCCCGGAAGATCGGCAGAAAGCGCTTGATGTTTTAGGGGAAAATGCTCAGGCAAATTATAAAATATCAGCGGATATAGCCGGATATGAGCTTTCATGGACACCTCCGGCCAACTCTGCTGCCGCCACCGAGACCGCCGCTAACCCTGCTACCGCCACCGAAAAATATAGAAGCTTTGATGATATTTATCGATACGGTATATACGATGTTCCGGGTCTGCCTCCAGTTGACCCGGCATATCTATCCGCCGCAGGCGGGGAGCATACGCCATGATGTTAAAACCTATTGATAACCCGTATGCAGTATGGGGTGCAACAAGAAAGAAAGAAGCTCCGGGAATCGGGGAGACCAACGCGAAAGGTGTTTTTATCGGCGTGTATGAAGACGAAAAGATAGCCGGGGCTTTTCTCGTAAAAGCATGGAATGAACACTGTTTTGAAATACACGGCGGTGTGCATCCTGACTTTTGGGGCAGAGGGGTTGAGGTCTGTGAATTTATGGGCTGGCAACTGTTTTTAAATACACCTTGTTTAAAAATAGTTGCAGTTATCCCTGAATTCAATCGCCTGATGATCAGGTGTGTTAAAAAAATAGGCATGGAACAAGAAGGGGTGTTAAAAAAGGCTTGTTTGAAGGATATGAAATTATATGATTTATTTGTATACGGAATGACAAAAACACAATATCGAGAAGGAGGCAGGTTATGCCAGCAGCAATAGCAGCAGCAGCAGCATGGGTAGGCGGCACTCTTTTTACAGCAGGGACAGCGGCAGCGGCAACCACGGCAACAATAGTCTCGAGTGCTTGTTATGGAGCTATTGCCGGTGCCGTGGTTGGCGGCGTAACCGCCGCCGTAAAAGGCGGCGACATTGTTAAGGGTGCTTTAACCGGCGCTGTTTATGGTGCCATCGGCGGCGCGGTGGCGGGAGCGGCCAGCAGCCTCTTTGGTTCTGCGGCAGGCGCGACGGGCGGAACCGCCGGAGGCGCAGTGCCGGGAGAGACTGCGGGTTTAATAACGAGCGCCGACCCTTCAGGCATGGCGGGAATATTCGGTATTGAGGCCGGAATTCCACCAAGCACCGGAATATCGATTGGAACCCAAACTGTCGGCAATGTAGCGGGCGGTTTGATTCAGAATGCAGCAACACCCCCTCCGGCAGCGCCTCCCTCATCGCCGCAACCCTCTTGGATTGAAAGAAATCCTGCGGGTGCCACTATGTTGGGCAATACAATAGGGCAGGGAGCAATTGCAATGTTAGGAGCTGATCCGGCAGAAGAAAACGAAAAAAACCGTTTAGCGACAGCAATGGAAGCAGATAAACTAAGAGCTTCTAAAATAATTGATCTCAGCAGGAATACCCTTATGTCTCCACTCCCATCGATTTACAATGCCGATCAATTTGCACAGAAACTTTTTTGATTATTAAGGAGGGTTTTTAATGCTTAAGACCGAGATGAATAAGAAGCCTGACCCAGCAGAGACAAAAAATTCCGACAAGAACCAGGCGGGTGATAAAAATCAACCCGGCCCGGAACAAGATCTTCTGGATATCTTTGTTGCACAGGGAATGAAGATTGTAATGAAGATAGCCCCTACCCTTAAAGACAAAGGCTCTGTCGACGCTTTGGGCAATGCTTTGTTTAACATCGTGAATAAAATAGAAACCGAAGGAACGAGTAACGGAGTTAATTTTCCTCAATGGGTATTGATCCGGGGGGCAAGAGATATTTTGATATACCTGATAGACACCGTTCAGATAAAAGTTACCGAGGATCAGGTCAAGGCTATTGTCGGAATAGCTGTCGGCAAGTATCTGAAAAATGCTTTAGATACTGGCAAAATGACAAAGGAGCAAGCCGTTGAGCTCGCAAAGCAACTTTCCCAAAAACCAATACAGGAAATGGCTCAGGGGCCGCGGACAGAGAAGCCTGCAATTCCGCCGAATAACCCACAAATGCCAATGCAATCCGGGGCAGGAGGTATGATAAATGGGTAAATTAAGCAGAGGTCTTATAGGTGCAGTAGCCGGACTTGGCGAGGGCATGGCTGCGGTTGGAACGGATCAGCTTAAAAAAAACGCTGAACTCGCAAAGGCTTTAAGGGAAGAAGCTATGCAGTTAAGGTCTTTCACTCATACTGAATCGGAAAACAAAAAAACAAGAGAGTTGACGGCAAGCGAAGGGGTTGCAAGTAGAACAGCAAAAACCGAAGACCTTAAAAAAGAAATTGAGTCAAAAGAAAAAATCGCATCAGAGCTTAGAGACTTAAAGTCGGATCTTGCCGCAGCGTCTGAGGAAGGAAAACGGGAGAGACTTAGAAACGAAATAATGATTAAGGAAGGACAGTTGGTTGTTGCGCAACAGATTGCGGATATGAAGGTATCGCAGGCCCAAGGATTGATTGCGATTGCACAGCAAAATGCCAATACAAAAGAAAAACAAGTAGATACCGGGAAAACGTCTTCGCCCACAGAGCAAGCCAAGGCTCGCGCCGAAGCGATTGAAAAAGCACAGGTTTATTTAGATGGCGGCGATACCAAAACAGCCCAAACTCTTTTAAGTCCATTCGGGCTCACATTGCAAGAAGAGACGGTTCCTGGCGAAAAAAACTGGGTATTCCCCAACGAGAAAGATACCAAAAAATATCATATTGTGGATACAGGCCAAACCGGAAGCTCGGTTTCTCCAAAAGCCGGTGTTTCTTCGGGGGCCGTACCGACAACCGAGGCTCCGCCTGCAGGATCTTCAGGGAAGAGCGAATTAGACTCCCTGCTTGAAATGGGTAAGTCCGTTTCTGGGAAAACAGCAGCGCGGGCGGAGACCAGTACGCTTCAAGGCACGGGGGGAATAATAAAGAGCGAAAAGCCTCTATCCATTCCCCAAAAACTCCCGGCAAGCATGGAAGAGCTCGATTCCATGGCAAACAGTCTTCCGGTGGAAATGGACGGAATATATAAAAAATCTCCTTCATGGGAAAGAGGCCGGAACATATCAGAGGGTGTCAGTTCCATTACCGGGCAGTCCCAAACAACGCAGAACCCATCCATATTACGAAAGGGTGAAGACAATCTCACAAAAGCGCTCCGGATAGCAACGGGCAAGACGGATATATATGAACTGAACATTATAGCCGACAAACTCAAGACAATCTACAAGGGCAAACTTTCTGACGCGCAATTGGCAACTCTGATTAATGAGGGCAAGATTTTAGGTGGCAACAAAACCGGAGTTTAAATACAATGCCATTATCCGACTGGAATGCAATACAGCAAGATCCAAAATACTGGGAATATTCTCCTGAAGACAGGGCTTTAATTAAGGCCGGATGGTTTACTAAAAACATAACGCCTACTCCTGAATTCCAGAAATATAGTCCGGAAGATCAGGAATTTATACTGAAGGGATTTACGCACCAAACAGACATAAACCCTCTTGAGGAAAATCGCGAAAAAGACGGCTTGTTTGTGTCGGGGGTTAAAAGAGGCATTGAACAAACGCAGGCGGTGGGATACGGTGCGCTTGGGTTAGTAGGCTCTGCCGTTGGCTCTGAAGATTTAAAGAAGTATGGATATGAAGGATATTTAAGGAATACGGAGGAAGCGAAACAATACCCTAAAGAGACGAACTTTCTCGACATAAGAGGCCCTGCTACGGCTGGGAAATGGGCGGTAGAGACCGCAGGGGAAATGATTCCATCGTTGGTAGAGGCTGGCGTTACGTCAGCAGCGGGGGCGGTTATTGGTGGGATGGCGGCTCCCGGTCCCGGCGTTGTTGCTGGTGGACTTGCTGGATTCTTTGGTAAAAGAGCTATCAAAAAAACAATTGAGGAAACAGCGAAGCAGTTTATCAAAAAAGGCATGGCTGTTGAATTAGCAGAAAAAGCTGCTATTGAGCATGTTGAAAAGATCGGGATAAGCGCGATCCAAAAGTCTGCACTGCGAATCGCAGGAGCTAAGGCTGGCGTTGTTGCTGGTGTAACCCCCCTTGAGGCGGGCGGCAATTGGGGCGAAAACATGGAGAAGGGTGTAGATAATCCGTGGTCAGCCCTTGCAACAGGAACAGCAGCAGGATTTTTAGAGCTTGCGGGCGGGAATATTAAGATAATAGAAAGGATTCTTGGGCCAAAGAAAGCAGCGATTTTCGGAAAAGCGATTGGGGATAAAGCAATAGATGTTGTCTCCAATTTTATCCGTAAGGCTGCGGTTGAAGCGCCGAGCGAGTTCGCGCAAGAGGCTGGTCAGGAGCTTTTGTCTCTTGCTAACACAGCTTATAACGATCCAACCTTTAAAGTTTTTACGTTAGATAATTTAAATCGTGTGGTTGAATCAGGAGCCGCAGGTGGACTGATGGGGGCTGCCGGAGCAACCACAACGGTTTTTGATGGCTCGCAAAAACCACAATCACCCCCGACCATCAAGGAAAACCTCAATAAAATATCCTCCGCCACAAACATTGACGAAGCCGTCGGAGCTTTTAACGAAGCCGTAAAACCGAACGCAACTCCCGAAACAGGTATCCTTGGTACAGCCATGAAGTCGGCGGATCAGCTTTTAAGGGAACAAAACCAATCTGCAATAGACGCGACTTTCGCTCCAATACAAAAGGCCGAGGCTCAAGATAAATACGGTTTTCAGCCTGCAACGGTTGAGGCGACTCCGGCACCACAAACAATTGCTGATCGCAAAGCCCGACTTGCAGCCGAAATTGAAAAAGCACGCAACCCGCTTGGTCGGGAGTCCGGCCTTACTTCAATAGCTCCCGACACCTCCTACGGGGCTCCTGTCGAAACAGCTCCCGGCCAAGCATCTCTTGAACAGCAAGTTAAGCCTGTTGTTGAGGATGTCAAGGCCGAAGCGAAAGAGCAGCCTGTTCACGATTACAGCAGTACGCAGGTGAACCTCCCCGAACCAGAGGCCGCGCCTATAAAACAATTCGGGCAAACAATACCGGAAGATGAAATTTATACCGACCCGAAAGACCCCTCTTATGGCAGGGAAGAAAATCCTCACGTCACGGTCAAATATGGATTGCATACGACAAACGCAGAAGAAGTAAGGCCGCTTCTTAAAGACGTTGGAGCCATTACCGGAAAATTAGGAAAGGTCTCCATTTTTGAATCTGATGATTACGATGTCGTGAAGGTTGATATTGAAAGCCCCGAACTTCACGACCTTAATAAGAAAATCGCAAAAGGAACAAAAGTTACTGACACCCATCCTGATTACAAACCGCATGTGACAATTGCATATGTGAAGAAGGGTCAGGGCAAGAAATATGTTGGAAACAATTCCTTTGAAGGCAAAGAGGTAACATTTAACGAGCTGACTTTTAGCGGAAAAGATGGAAAGGAAACCGTTATTCCTCTTCTTAAGCCGGAGCTGAAAGCCGAAAGCCCGAAGCCTGCCCCCAGAAAGTTAATGGGAGTTCCGGTTTCAAGGGTGAACTCAAAAACCGAGGAAGGGGTCACATACGAATTATATCACGCGACTGATCCGAAAGATGCAAGAGGGCTTATCAGGATAGTTGACGATTCCGGAAATGTTGTCAGCGTGAAAGGGTTCCCCTCAAAAGAATCTGCCTTAAAAGGTTTTGAGGATGCAACAAAACTAATTAAAACAGAGACGCCCGCTAAGGCTGCTAAGACGGAAACCAAAACCAGTATTGGCAAAAACTCCGAAGGCCAAGACATCTTTGAAGACGATAACGGAATACGGCATATTGTTCGCAACGGGATCAGAATATCTGAAAAAGTTATTATGGTGCCGACAAGGGCAGGGGTTGAAAAGCGTTCGGTAACTCCAAAGGATCAGGAATTTGAGGTATCTGAAAGACCCAAAGGCCCGAAGTTCATTCCTCACGACGGATGGCAGAAAAATCTTATTAAGGCCAGGATGTACGCAAACGAGCTCAAGATAGACCATAAGGGCAAGAGCCTTGAACAGATAGTTGCGGAAATTGAAGGGGAAATAGCCAACCAGTCCGAAGCCGGTCCCGCTAAAAAAGAAGGCATAGACTGGTATTTGGTAAACCAATCAGTCGAACTGTTTTACAAGAACAGGGAAAACATAGCAGATTCAAGAGCCATAGACAGATTGAAAAATATTGTGGCCATGATGAATCCTGAAACGAAAAAGCAGTATGATTTTGAGACAAGTGAAGCGACACCTGCCCTAGAGGAAAAGGCTAAATCTGAAAAATCAGCCTATACAGCAGCCGTTGGCATATTGTCCGGCGGCGTAGCAGATAGAGCAAAAACCAACCGCTATGAATTTGTATATGGCGAGACAAAGAATTACTCTGACTTATATTACGAAATGGTCGGTCTGTTTACAGGCTTAAAAGCCGATAAGTTGGTAGCTGCCGGAATTACCATCAAAAGGATAAAAGAAGAAGTACCGCTTTCCAGCGAGATTGCCCCTGTCGATCTTTCCGCAAAAAGCACGAAAGACCTGGTGGGCGATATATTCAACATTATCAACGATCATCTTGGGGAACGCGGCTCGATCGGGGACATGCCTTCTCTCGATGAAGGCCTGTATCAGAAACTAAAACCTTATTTGTCCGAGATCGTAAATAGAGCAAAAGCGAAAGCCCTTGATATTAAATCTTATTTATTCGGTGCCGTTGATTCTATGCCAGAAGGAAAGGCCAAAGACGTATATGAGCAGGCCGCGAATAAATATATTCTTGACATTTCAAAAGAAAAGGATATATTAGAATCACCGGGAGGTAAAAAAGATGAATATTCCACAGATGGCAGCACAGGCACGAGACCACTGGCGGAAGACCAACCCCAAGACCTACAAGAAGATGGTAGCGGACGGGGCGCTGGAGAGGGAGAGCGTGGCAGCGGCGAAACTGACCTTGGCGGAGATGGATACCTTGATGAAGGGGGGGCTGCCGGAACAGGAAGCTTGGCAGGAAAGCCGTCACTTATTCATATTCCAGACAGCGAAACAGATCGAGGCGGGTTATCAACCGGGGAGATAGAAGAGGACCAGACTCCGGCACCAAGCGAACCCAGGCAACTTAAACTTACCGGAACCAACCCAGGAAACTACCGCATTACCGAAGCCGACAACATCGGAAGCGGAACTCGCGGGCAGAAAATAGACCGCAATCTCGCGGCAATTCGCCTTATCAAGCAATTAACAGCGGAAGGCAGATATCCTACCAGAGCGGAACAGTCAACCCTTGCAAAATACGTTGGATGGGGCGGACTGAAAAAAGTCTTTGATAAAGACAGTAAATCGCCCCAAGATATTCAGGCCAGAGAGGAACTCGAAAAACTCCTCACCAAAGATGAATATAACAGCATGTTCTTGTCCATTACGGACGCACACTATACCAGTCCGGAAATAATCAGTTCTATATATGACGTATTAAAACATATAGGATTCCAGGGCGGAAATGTTCTTGAGCCTACATACGGCGCTGGAAATTTTATCGGTCTTATGCCTGAAGATCTGTCCGCGTCTTCTAAGTGGTACGGGTCCGAACTGGACTCAGTTACCGCAAAAATAGGTCAATTCTTATACCCCGATTCTCAACTTATAGAATCTGGATTTCAAGTAGCTGAATTCCCTTATGGTAAATTTGATCTTGCTGTCGGCAATCCACCTTTTGGTGATACCCGAATTACAGATACCAAGAAAAACAGATCCGCAATAAATAGATTCAAGATTCATAACTATGTAATATCGAAAGAGGCGATGCACCTTCGACCCGGCGGTATTGTTGCGAATGTCATAACCACAAGATTTCTCGATACGCAAGACCCAGAAGCCAGGGACTTCCTGTCTAAAAACTTCCGATTTCTCGGAGCAATCAGACTCCCGAATGATGCTTTTGCAAAGAACGCGGGGACTACTGTTTCAACCGACATCGTTTTCTTTCAAAGACTCATGCCTGGGGAAAAGCCAGATATGAAAGCTGACTGGTTGACAACTGGCGCGACTATGACGAATTCAACCGGGGAGACGATTATCCTCAACAAATACTTTGCGAATAACCCTCAAATGATGCTCGGCGAACCGTCAATGAAGGGTACGATGTATGGCGGAGCATGGAAAGAGGGCGGAAAAGGCGAATTTACATTAGACAAAAGAGAAGGCGAAAATACTCCGGATCTGTTCAAGAAAGTTATTGCCGAACATATGGCGGACTTGAAAAACATTGCACAGAAGACAGACGACAAAGCTGAAGCTGCCGCGATATCCCTTACAATAAACAAAGAAGATGTTGGAATTGGTGGTTTTTATCGGGATAACAATAAGATATATATGCGCGGGGATGATGATTCGTATGGTAATCCGACTTTTGCGCTTCTTTCTCCTGAAATGAAATGGACTGAAAAAGAGCCTCTTGGAGAAAGACGATATGATCGAATAAAGGGCATGCTCAGTTTGCGTGAAAAGACCTATAAACTTATTGAGTCTGAAAGATTTGATCTGCCCGAAATGGAGTCTTTACGAAAAGACCTTAATAAAACATACGACGCTTTTGTAAAAGAGCATGGATATTTAAGCACTCCGGCAAACTTCCGGCTAATGTCGGATGATATCAAAATAGAATTCGGCCTTGAATCCGGATATAAAAAAGAAATAACAGCGTCCAGGGCGAAGACCTTGGGGATAAAACCTTCTCCCGCGGTTGCAGTAAAATCAGCTATTTTAAATCAGAGAGTATTCTATCCTGCAAAAGAAATCATTTTTGCGAAGGATGTCCGCGATGGATACGGAATATCCCTTTCACAGAGAGGCAAGCTGGACGTTAATTATATTGCTGATCTCACAAATAAGACTCCTGATGATGTAGCCAAGGAATTATCTGATCTTGACCTTATTTTCAAAGACCCCGAAACAGACGGATGGGTGCAGGAAGACGAATATCTTTCCGGAAATGTTAAGGCAAAATATAAAGAAGCCGTAAAGGCTGGACTCAATAAAAACGTTGCTGCTTTAAAGGCGGTGTTTCCTGCCGACAAGACCTCTGAAAATATCTATGCGGGGATAGGCGCAACATGGATACCAAAACAGGTTTATGAATCCTTTGCGGAATTCATAGGGATAAGCGGTTCCCATGTAACGATATCCCATGATACTGGTAAAGTGTATTTAAGCGGCGGCGATTCCACTCAAAACGACATCAGCGTAGCATGGCAGAATGAAGACTATGGCGTGACAGCTCTTTATAATGCTGCCCTTCAAAAGAAAACCCTTATTGCTTACGATGGAACCGGAGACGATAGGGCCGTAAACAGGGAAAGAACGAAAGGGCTTGCAACTATTACAAAGGCAATAAATAATACTTTTGCAGATTGGTTGTTCGCTGACACCGGAAGATCTGTTGAGGTTGTTAAGGTTTTCAACGAGACGCAGAACACTCATGCAAGCAGGAAATACGACGGCAAACATCTTAAAACCGTGGGAAACTCGCCTTCTATCGCTTTACGGAAAACACAAAGCGATGCGGCATGGAGAATGATTCAGTCTCCGGTTGTCCTGTTGGATCATGCCGTCGGCGCCGGAAAGACCTTTACTATAATAACGGGTATCATGGAAAAAGTTAGGATGGGGCTGACAAACAAAGCCCTGATAATAGTCCCGAATCATCTTGTAGGGCAATGGGCATCTGACTGGCTCAAGTTATATCCCGGAGCGAATATTCTGGCTGCATCAAATAAAGACTTTTCGAAACCGAACAGAAGACGGCTTTTCTCAAGAATAACAACAGGTAAATATGATGCCGTTATTATCGGGCATTCATCCTTGGGGTTTATTCCTATAGAGAGAGATACTTTCTTAAACCTGATGAACGAGGAAATAGAGCATCTTGAAAGAGCCGAAAAAGAGGCCAAAGCCGCAGGCGAAAAAAGAACCGCGCGTGGACTTGCAAAAAGAATACAGAAAAAACGTGAGAAAATTACAGAGCTTTTAAACAAGCCGAAAGATAATGTTACTCATTTTGAGCAGATGGGGATTGACCATATTGTTATTGACGAATCGCAAGAGTTTAAAAACCTTGAATATTCAAGTTCGATGCAGAACATAACCGGTATGGGTAATCCCGCCGGATCGAAGAGAGCTTTTGACCTGTACTCAAAAATAAGATGGCTGAACACCCAGAAGAACTTTGGAGTCACCTTAGCAACAGGAACACCGATAAGCAACTCTCTTGTGGAGATGTACTCAATATTAAGATATCTCAATAGGCAGGGGCTTATTGATAGGCAACTTGAGGCTTTCGATGCCTGGGCGAACACATACGCAATCACGGAGAATGTAATAGAATATACGGCGTCGCAGAGACTTAAAGACCGAAAGGTAATGACAACCTTTAAAAACGCCAACCAGCTTTTGCAGCTATATGATGAGTTTTCTGATTCTATAACAATGGATGATGTAAAACGAATATACGCTGAACAAACAAGGAAATCCAATAAGCTGACTGGCAAAAACGAAAGGATAGAATTCCCCATTCCTAAAGTAGAGACCGGGGGAAGGCAGCTCGATACGGGGGAGCCGGATAAATCTCAAGCAGAATTCAATAACTACCTTGTAGCCAGAGCACAGAGACTTGAAAAACTCGGCAGACAAAATGATCCGAAGGTTGATAACCATTTATGGGTAATGTCTGATGCCAGAAAAATGGCACTCGATGTGAGACTTGTCGATCCAACCGCGAAAGCCGGTAAAAACAACAAGGTCAACCGGTCAGCTAAAAAGATAAAAGAAATTTACGACCGGACAAAAAAGGACAGAGGAACACAGCTTGTATTTTGCGATCTGTCAACTCCTGTAAAAACAGCCATTACAGATGCCAGGAAATTTATAAAGGCTGCTTCGAAGATTGCGAAAGTCGATAAAGACGAGGCAATCCAGAACGCGCTCGCCGGAATGTCTCTATATTGGGACAAGTGGAAATATATACATCATCTTATTGAATTAGAGATTGAGCAGATATCTGAGCACGATAAGGCCGAAACAGATACTTACCGAGCCCGCCGTGAGGCACTTGAAGAATTCCTTAACGAAAAGGCTATTGACGATGAACTCGCTGTTTTAACAACGGCAGATACGAAGTTTTCAGTATATGATGATCTTAAAAGCGTTCTCATATCAAAAGGAATTCCAGCCGGCGAAATCAGGTTTATTCACGAAGCGAACACGAAAGACCAAAAAGCAGAGTTATTCGGACTGGTGAATTCCGGGGCCGTCAGAGTGCTTATCGGATCTACCGCGAAAATGGGTGCGGGAACAAACGCCCAAGAGCGTATGGTAGCGCTTCACCATCTTGATGCACCCTGGAGACCGTCTGATGTCGAGCAGAGAGAGGGACGCCTTGTGCGACAGGGAAATGCCCTTTACGACAAAGACCCTGACGGCTTTAAGGTTGAGATCCATGCGTATTCCACAAGCAAGACCTTTGATGCTGTTATGTGGCAGATTCTTTCAAGAAAACAGGGGATGCTTGACGATTTCAGGAATGGCAAAGATGTCATAGAAGACAAAACCAATGATGCTGCCAGCTATGCAAATTTCATGGCTGAGACCACAGGGAATCCTGCTTTCAAGGAAAAACACCAGCTCGAAGGCGATGTTGAGGAATTAACCGCGTCGAAAAGAAGGATAACGACAAGACGGAGATCCGCGGAACAGAGCCTTGTTTCAAACGAAGCCCGCAGGGAAGAAGCCAAGTCGGATGTTGAAAGATGGACAAAGACCCTCGATAAAGTCAAGCAGCTTAAAGAGGACAGGTTCACCTATGAAGGCAAAGAATATGTAAACGATATCGCGGAAGTCGAGGCCGCCGAGCGAAACAAGATAACGGAAGAGAATGCAAAAACCAAGGAGGATCACGACAAGGTAATATCCCCTATTTTCGATAAGGTGGGACTGAAATATCCAGAGTTTGATAAAAATGCGTATTTGTTTAAATCTAAAAGAAATCAATCGCAAATCGAGGCGGACGAATACTTAGAAAAGTTGTTGGAAGATGCAGGCATTGAAAGACATCCTAAATCCATTCAGTTTGACCGCGACAAACTATCAAAGAAAAATCCGGCAATCGCAGCGGCAATTAAAATCAGGAAGGATATAAACAAGATCGCTGTTGATGGTGGCGGTAGTCTGGACTTTTATCTCGGAGATGCAAAGATTACCGTAAAAGTATCTCAGGTTTCCGGAACCGAAGGCAAAGACGAAAGATACGACTTCAAGTATTTTATTGACGGATCTTATGTAGAATCAGATTGGAATGTCGCAAGCGCTACCTTTAACGATGTCGCAAATTATCTGTCTGCTAAAACCGTCAGCAATAAACTTGGCGGACGGATAGACCGGGCGAGAGGCGCTATAGAGGCTTATAATAAGTCGGATATAGATGCCAGAAGAACCCTCGAAAAATTGCAGTTCAAGGACGATGACAAATTAACCGAAAAGAAGCGGAGATATGATCAGGTCGTACAAGAGGTTAATGAGCTTGAAGCGCGTATGACAGAACAAAGGGAATCGGAGCACAACAAGTATATTACGAAAGATAAGGCCCGGTTTGGAGATGAATCGTTTGGAGGGGCTACCGCTACTGGCCCCGCAACTCCCGTCCGAAGAGAGATACAGGTAGGGGCAAGGGCAAAGGGCGGGCAGACTTTTTATATTCAAATAGCCGATCCCGCCGGAAAGCCCAAGTTTGAAGCCGTAGAAGGTAAAAAGGTCGAAATAGTGCCTTTTGCAGAGTTCTTTATCAGAAAAGATAATGAAAAGAACCAGCCATGGATCATCACAGAAAGAAGATCTGGCTTATCCGTTGCGTCAGACATGACTCAAGAAAAGGCCATAGACAGGGCCAAGAACCTTCTGGGAAAGTATGATGAAAAAACATTCGGAACCCTTATAGACGAGCGTGTCGCTGAACATGGCGAAGCGCCTAAGTACTCGGTCGGAACTGAAACAAAAGGCCAACCCCTATCCCTTGCCAATGTCCAGAACATCTTCAAAAACCAGGACGTAAAACAGGATGGCGACAATTTCACAGTTACCTTGAAGAATGGTACTGTTATTCCTGTTCAGGGAGTGACTTCAATTACACCGAATAGTATGGCTTTAAAATTAGGGCATGGGAGAGGTCAGCTTAAGGCAGGACAGACCATAACCGGCAGATACGACGGGAAGTCTATCCAGATTGTAAGAGACAGCGAGAAGGCCCCATGGACGCTTACACACGAAGCCGTACATCTTCTTGAGGATATGGATATTATTGACTCAAGCGACCGGGCGACAATCGAAGCGCAGTCTAAAAAAGAAGGTGCTTGGAATAATAAATTAAACGCCGCCGAAAACCGGGCTAACTGGCTGGCTGATTTTGTAACCGGCAACAGACCAGAACGCACGGCACTTCAAAAGATATGGGATAAGATCAGGGAATTTGTAAACAGCATAGCAGGTATCAGGACGGCTGAACGGATAGGAAAAGAGTTGAAATCCGGGGAGATATTCGGGAAGCAGGCGGGAACAGAAAGTTTTGCACAGCCTACAAGATATTCTCTAAAGGAAGCCGTTAAGAACATACTAGATAACTCGAATTTCGTTAAGTGGTTTGGTGATTCAAAGGTTGTGGATTCGGACGGGATACCGCTGGTGGTTTATCATGGAACGGATCAAGAGATAGATGCTTTTTCAAAAGAAAAATTAGGATTTAACACATTGGCAAAAAGCGCCAAGGGCGGCTTTTTTTTCACAAACAATTCAAGGGCGGCGGGTCTTTATCCTGTTTATCCTAAACATGAATTGCTGGAATACGGTGGGTTTATACCAAAATATCCAGAAAGATATTTTGAATCTACGCCAGAATGGAGCGAGCTTCGTAATATTCAAAAACAAATAAGTAATGCGATTGAGAAAAGGGATAAGCGTATTGCCGATGAAAGCTTCTTCTCGGAAGAATATCAATCGCGCCGAGATAAAATTCAAGCAGAAACGGTGTCTCCATTAATTGAAAAAGAAAAAGAGATAAGCGCAAAACTACATAAAACCCCAGAATATCAAAAGTATAAAGCTGAGAGAGAATCGGCAAGAAATAAAGCTGAAAGCAACAATCTTATCGCGCGTTCGATCAACGCACAAAAAAACTTCAAATCTATCAATGATGAATTTAGGAAATATATACGGGAAAATAAGCCGGATGATGCAGACTTATATTCTCTGGCGGAAGTAATTGGAAGAAGTTTCCCCAAGCAAAATTTAGGGTGGGGAGATTATGGTTTCAATAAATTTGTTGAAGAAAAATATAATATTCCCCATCAGAATGACACCGTTGAAGATACCGCAAAAAACGAAGAGAAATATCAGTCAGCATTAAAAAAAATGGGCGAAGCTGGAGAGGCTATTATCAACTCTGGATCTCCCTTGGGGGCAACGGCTAAAAAAATTAAAGAAGCTGGGCTCGTTGCATATGCGGCGGAGAAGGATGCTACCGAATGGAATTATATATATAAGTTTTCCGAACAGGCATGGGAAGGTGGAGATGCAGCAAGCGGGGAGGACTGGGAAGCCAAAAAAGAAACACTTCAACCCAATATTATTCCTGCCTATCTTTCTCTGCAAAATCCCTTGATTCATGATCAGGCAACGCCATACAGGGACATAACTTATGCGAAATTAATTGATAGCGCACGTAAAGCTGGTCATGACGGGTTGATTATAAAAAACACAAAAGACCCACTTCCTATGGATGTTTATGTCGCCTTTGAACCCACCCAAATAAAGTCCATCTTCAACAGAGGAACCTTCAGCGAAACCAATCCTGATATACGGTATTCCCTTGCCGAAAGATTAAAGCCCTTCTTCTCACAGCTTGAAAAAGCGGTAGCCTTGAAAATGGGCGGTAAAATGCCTGTTGACCAGCTCAAGAAGATGCTGAAAGCCCAGAACGTAACAGATGCCGAGATTGAAAACCTGATAGGCGGTCTTGAAGGTACGGTTACGAAACAGCAGGTCATGGATGAGATTTCAGCGAATACTGCGGAGTTTGAGGATGTGGTGTTGGGCGGCAAAAACGAAATCCTTGATTACGAAGGTATGCCGTCAACGGAACTCCAGGATGTTGTAGATGAATATGGACAGGGCGATCTGTCTTTAGAAGAATTTCAAGAACAACTCAAAGAGAAAGGATATGAGGCAAGGTTAGATGGTAACTTAGAAGTGCAGGGGATATATAAAATCGGAGAGCCGGAGTTTGATGCTCCTACCCACTTCTCCCAATACCAAGAACCCGGAGCCGAACCCGGAAGCTACGGGGAGATGTTTGTAACTGCACCGAAAGAGTATTTAGAGATGTCTCAATTAAAGGGTGGGCGATATTCGCACGTTTGGAATGATGGACATCATCAATATAATTCAATAATGAACCCGATAGTCCGAATCCGCTTTAATGAAAGAAATGTTGATGGAAAGAAGGTTCTCTTCGTTGAGGAGCTTCAAGGCCCGAATCCAGCGAATCAGGCCAAAATGCCGGAATGGTTACGCAAGAGGATATACGATATTGGCGTAAAGCGTGTTCTGGCTTATGCGAAAGAGAACGGATTTGACGGGGTGGGCTGGACATCTGGTGATATGCAGGCGGGGAGATATGATTTAAGTAAACATATCACACGTCTTGATTATATTAAGCAAAACAACGGAACCTATACGCTGGTAGCATGGAAAAACGGTAGGCCGATAGAAGAATTAAACCACAAAATGGCATACCTAAAAGAAAACGAAATAGAAACCTATGTTGGAAAAGATATTGCACAAAAAATTATAGAAGGGGCCGGAGTCGATAACGAAAGCGATTCTTTTGCGGCTCAATATTCCAGAACTCTTTCCGGTCTCGACCTCAAGGTAGGTGGCGAAGGACTGAAACGCCTGTATGACGTAACTATCCCTGCCCTGTTTAAGAAGTACGGGAAGGAAGGGGTGGGGGCTATTAATATAACCTATAAAACTCACGAGGCCGAAATCTCGGCAAGAGATGAGTTTGGAAATGCTATGCCAACTGTTGCAGCACAAAAGAGGACAGTGAGCACTCCCGTTCCCTTCATCCCCATATCAGACAAGACTCCGGCAAGCTATCCGATGTATTCCATCGCTGATAAGCCAGTTACCGAAGCCGATATCCGGGCAGCGGTAGAAAAATATAACGGAACATACGATGGAGAATGGAAGGACTTTGGTGCATGGTCGGTTACGGATAATGTTACGAAGTCATCTTTCATGGTACGGAATCCAAAGACTATCGCTATAAGATTTGCGGAAGCAAGGGGGGAGAAGGTTGAGCAGTATTCGGTGGAAACTGCCAAGGAAGAAAACACTGACAAAAACTTAGTCCAAGACCTAAACAATAAACTTGCAGAACAATTCAATAATAAGGAATGGAAAAATGCGTACACAGCAACAGAAAATGTCCCCAAATCTATCCAAGGAATCATCAGAGCCTTTGAAGCCACTTTCAAAACAAGAGTTGTTGCTATTAGCCCAACAGAAGAAAGATTTGCGAGCATCGGTGGACAGACGTTCAAGGGAACTTTGTTTGTTGATACATATGCCACCAAGGGTTTTCTCCAGCTTGCGGGACATGAACTCTTGCATAAAATTAAGAAAGAACGCCCGGAGATCTATAAGACGCTCCTACCTGCGGCTCGAAATGCTTTTCGCAACATTGAAGAATACGAAGAGGCCGTATCCCGAATCATGCTCCCAGGAGAAAGTGCTTTATCACGTGATCAAATAAAAGAGGAGCTTATTGCAGATTTTACCGGCGATGCTTTAGCCGATCAGGACTTTTTAAAATACATGGCAGGAGAAGACGCCTCGATTTTTAAGAAATTCCTCAGATTTGTAACGGACTGGCTTAAAGACGTGTCTTCCAAGCTGTCAAAAGAAGGTTTCGGCTCTTCACAATATTTTGCAGACGTGGATGGTCTCCGTAAGTATTTAGATGTTGTTTTACATGATTTTGCAGAGAGGGATAATGTTGATGCCATAGACAATGTATCGCCTCCGGCATTTTCAAGGACGCGCGTTACAAAAGCCGATGACATTGACGGGCTCTCTCTTTTTCCTGAAGTCAATGAACGATTAAGGGCTTCCAAGGGAATTCAATACGCATCCTTAAAAGATAAGGCAAAGGATGTAATTATTACAGGCTGGGAGCATTTAACCAGGCATTTCCAGCATCTTGATCCTGAAACCGACGGTGCCGCAATTGATGTTTTCCGCAGATTCCAGGACGTTCCTTCATGGGCAAAAGACGAAACAGTCCAGAAGCTTTCAGGTTTTGTAGGGAAACTTTCCCTCCGCAACCGAGAAGTTTTTACCATGAACATTCTGCTCCCAGACATGATACGCGATATCGAAAACGGGACATTGTTCGCTGACGATGAGGCTGGTCTTCCGTTTGGATACAGGGACAGAGGGCAGGTCCATCAGGACTACGAACACTTTAAGGCTATTTCTGAAGAAAATCCCGAAATAAAAGAAGCTCTTAAAAAACGTAACGATTTTATGTCTTCATTAACGGATCAATTAATTAAAAACAAACTGTTAAAAAAAGATGTTTCAAAAAATCCA